ATGTTAAAGAAGGAGAAGGTGATAATACTGATGTTAAAGAAGGAGAAGGTGATAATACTGATGTTAAAGAAGGAGAAGGTGATAATACTGATGTTAAAGAAGGAGAAGGTGATAATACTGATGTTAATGTAGGTGCTGATGGTGATAATGCAGAACAAAAAGACATAACAGCAGAAAGAGCAGCAAAAGAAGAATATAAATTAACACGTGAACAAATAGCACTAATTGAAGCAGTAGAAAAAAAAGTACACGATGATCTACAAACCGCAGCCGCACCAACAGCAGCCGCACCAACAGCAGCACAAGGTGGAAAAGCGAAGTCTCGCAAGGGTCGTCGTACAAAGAAAGGAAAGAAGGGAAATAGAAAGACAAAGAAATCAAGAAAGTCCAAGAGATCAAAGAGATCAAAGAAGTCCAAGAAGTAAGTAAATAGATGAAATAAATATATTATTAGAATATATATATTTATTTAGTAAATATGGTTGTTGTTGGTACTTACAATATGAGTTTTGCTAGTGATAAGGGATTAAAAATTGGTAGTGAAAAATCCTTTTTATTGCGTAATAAAGATGCCAATGGTCGTGCTTATTGGGAAAATGCACTAGGTCATTTAGAACATTTTATTGTAAACAAAAAACCTTTAGCTGTTGGTTTGCAAGAAATGAATAAAACAGCCGAAAATACAAGTAAAGGTAGTGATGCTATTAATAAAATGTTAGGTAGTGATGCTATTAATAAAATATTAGAGAATACAAATTACAAGCAATATGTAGAAGAAATCGTTGTTGATGAAGCTCATAATATAAAACCTGCAGTTAGTATTATTTTAGATACAGAACGAACAGGAAAAACCATAAAAGATGAAACAATGGACAATCTTGAACAGTCTGGTAGACCATTAATGATGATATTAACTGAAAAAGACAACAAACAATTCTTGTTTGTTAATATGCACGGTGCTCAAAACCCAGCATTAGGTAATTTTGAAGATGAATTTAATGAATATTCGGAAAATAATAATAAAAAATTCTTAGAAGAACAAGTTGACAAATTTTTGGGAGATAGAACCCCCGATTATATTTATATCATGGGTGATTTTAATGATAGATATGATTATATTAGAGAATTTACAATAAAAGGACAAAGAGTTTCTTATAAGGGCGATTCACCAAAATCTTGTTGTCATAATTGGGATAGTATGGGAAAAGATACAGAGAGGGTAACAATACAGAAGAAAAAATTAGAAGGACCCACATTAGAAGCAGCAGCAGCCAATGCTTCAGAAAAAGTTCAAGGGAAAATGTACTATGGAGAGATAAAAGGTCAAGTTGAAATTCCCGAAGAACACGGTATTAATATTGCTCATTATATAAATACAGGCGACAAAGTATTTAGTAGTGACGACCCCGCTGGTAAACTTCATATTTATACAGGTGATATGCCTGAACAAGAATATATGAACAGCCCTAGTAATAAAAGTGATCACGAATTAGTTTATATGGAAATTGGTGTAAAACCACCACTAATGCACCAAAAAGTACAAAAGATCATAAACGTACAAACAGAACAAACAGAAGGTGGAAAAGCGAAGTCTCGTAAGGGTCGTCGTACAAAGAAAGGAAAGAAGGGAAATAGAAAGACAAAGAAGTCAAGAAAGTCCAAGAGATCAAAGAAGTCCAAGAAGTAAATAAATAGATGAAATAAATATATAATAAATTTATATATTTATGAAAAGCGTAGAAGTAGCAAGAAATGTGTCAATAAAATCGTGGAACAATTTAATAATGTATATAGCATATATATTTTTTTATTTAGACGATACAAAGTTTACAGTCCCATTGGTTGATATCATGGTAAATGATTAAAATTCGGGTTCATGTTTCTTGAACAAACACCCTTGTTTAAGAAGATTGGGAATAGAAACAATAGAATTGGGGTCTTGAATATCAATATTGGATAACCAAATTTTGATAATACAGAAATTTTTTTTAGGCGAAATGGTGATACCATTAACAAATTTACTATGTTCGGGTTTAACACAAAGAGATTCCCCACATAAACAATAAAAAAGATTTTTCCAAACTTCCGGAACATGTTTATTACTAACTTTGTAGGAAAAGCACCCTCCATTTCTATTTTTGGGGTCTTCCCACATGGGTGTAATCCCTTCCCTCATAACAAAAAGCATACAATTACGAACAACATGGTCGTGTAGTTTAGTATTTAAAGCAATAACAGCTTCGGCACAATCAATTTCGTTCATTAATACTTTATAACTGGATAAATCCCAGTTTTTGTTATCTGGTAAATGGTAATATATATTCCATTTATCATTTAAAGTATGTAATTGGGTAGAAATACTCACTGCATCCATAGTGATTACGCCCTTATATAATAATTTGAAAAATCTTTAAGCCCTTTTGTTAGTTTGTTGGTATAATTTGATTATTATTTTTTACAATAGAATAATCCAGTTTGTTAAGTCGCATATATTCATCAGGTTTAATCGTAATCATATTAATATTAGAATCCATGATATTGACTGTGTAGTCATTTGTAAAAGGAACAACAATATTATTATAATCCATGTATCTTTTTAAAAATGTTTTAGAAAAGAGTTCATTGTTAATAAAAAGAAAGGATTTGTCAATTTCCATATTAATTTTAGCGTAAGGAAATTTTAATTCAATAGACAAAAATGACACGTTGGAAGGATGAGCAAATTCGTCTTTATTTTTGAGTTGAATCATATTGTTATATTGTACACGTGAAACATAAGTATCAAAATATTTACCAAATAAAAGGTTATCATTATATAGAGGATTAAATGTGTTAGTACTGAGTAAATAAGAAGCAAGATTAAATGATTTTATAAAAGATGCGTAAGTAATAGTTTGTGAATCGTTATAATTTATAAAATGATAATCTTCAATATTTCTCCATTTATATGATGAGTTGGAGAATTCACAAACGTATAGTTGATTTTGAGTGACCCATAATTTGTGAAAAGGATAAATATTGTTTCCATAGAATTCAGCATATAAGAAGTGATATAAATATTCACAAATATCAATGGTATATGTAATATATGGGTGTGAATAATAAACTATTTTGTTATATTTATCAATTTTATTTTTGATAGCACAATAGTTGGTAAATAAAGTAATTCCATAAGAAACAACATGTTGATTAATATGTGTATTATAAAATTTAGAAAGTAATTCAAAAAAGTATGGATAAAAAATTTCTGGATAATGACATACATATATAATGCCGGAACAACCAGTAAAATAAAAAATGATAATAATCAAATGTAAAAATTCCATAATAATAAATAGTAAAAAATATTTTTATATGGGTTCTCAATTACATATAATATGTAAAAAATTGAGAAAGTTTTAGATATATATTAAAAAGCAAAAACAATTATATGAATAATAACATGATATATCTTCATAATTTACAGAATTTATGCATTATAAAGGTGAAGGGCGGTGAACGTATATTTAAACAAAATCCCAAATGTGTTAAGAAAGATAATTTACAAAAAATAGAAAAAAAAATAGATGAACTAAAATTAAACGCAAGTTGGTTATATGAATCATATTTTCGCAATACAAAATAAATAAAAGAGAGTGGTAAAAATATTGTAATATATTTACAATATTTTTTTTATAGTTTTTATAATAAAAGAAATTAGATGTCTAGAGAGATGGTATTTTTATCAGATTTATTTTTTCTGCGAGAGCGTTTAGGTAGATTACCATTTTGCATTTCATTTAATGAACTAATAGAAATCATAGAATCATCACCTTGATTGGTAGGGCCTGGTGTTTGTTTATGTATATCAACACTGCGTGTTTTTAAGCCAGAAAGAATATTATCAATATCACTGTTTTGTGGTCCTTTCATTTCTGGTCTTTGTGTGGGTGTTTCCATTTTTTTGGATGGTTCATTAACACTTTGAAAATTATTATTAACGTCAACTCCTTGTTCTCTGAACATAGTACCTCTGCTAGCATTAATATCAGGTCTATTGCTAGGTTTATCAGTATAAGTCATACCAGGACGTTGTGGTGGTGCTTGTTCTTGTGTATTAACGGGTGCTGGTGGCGGTGGTCCTCTAGGTTTGTTATTATGGTCTTGCATTAAATTACTAGCGAATTCAAAACTGGGTGATTGTTGACTCATACTACTAACAGTAGCATTTGTAAACATTTTCATAAGTTCAGGACTCTGTTTGATAACATCATTAAACGCGGGTGCCGCGGATGAAAGAGCTTTATTAGAAAAGTTCAATACAGCAGCACTGAATCCAACACGTAATAATAATGACAATTCGGGTGCCATCTTGCCCCCTTTATACTTATCATGTAATTCACTAAAAATCTCTTCATAACTATCAATATCTTCACTGACTTGTTCACCCCATCCATCAAGATTGAGGTCAAAAGGATTAAATGCAGCATTACCATATTCAATAGAATTAATGAAAGTCATGAACCACCATCCCTGTAACTTGATAGAATCTTTTCTGCGTTTATCTTCCATAACAGTTTCGTATTCATCTTCAATTTCATCATAAGGAGAATCCATAGAAAAATTGGAGCTGTTATGAAGTTGTCCTTTAGCATACCATTCTTCCATTTTTTTCAACATAATTCTTTTCTTGCGTCTTTTTTCGCGTTCATTTAATTTTGTACCAGAAGATGAAGTAGGTATATCATTCATTTTAGAAAATCCGTCCCATGTACTAGTATTTCCAGTGCTATCTCTAGTGGCTTGCCCTAAATTAGCATCATTAACCGTATCATTAGGTGTATTAATTTCAGTAGCAGAATCAGTAAATCCACCTAGACCAAATAAATTAGAAGCCATATTAGATAAAGTTTTAGATTCACCACTGCTGTGTTCTTTAGCAGCGGCAGTAGCAGTACTAGATAAATCATTCATTTCTTGTTCTAATGTATCTAAATCGCCTAAATCAAGTTTAATATTATCACTAGAAGAGCTTCTTTTTTTATCATTCATGAGAAGTTCAATACCAGAACCAAAATTAACAGAAGGTGCAGAACTAGATGAATTATTATTCAAATCTATAGAAACAGGGTCAAGATTATCTAAATTAAGGTCGATAGTTTCCATTATTATGTTATTAATACATGTTTTATTTTTAAATCATCCGCATACAATATAATATTTTTATTTTTTAAATACCAAATACCTTGTAAAAAAGAATCAGCTAAATCGTCTTTTTTCTTGGTATTTAATGAATCTCGCCAGTGATTAAGATATGTATTGTTTTCAATAATTTGTTTAGAGTATTGAATCCCATCATTTTTATGTGCCTTATAATTAGGATTAGTCTTTGTAGTATTTTTATCAGTAGATGTAATGGTATTTTGTATGATATTTGCATCAATATCTTTAAACTGTTTGAGTTTATGAGAGGAAGACACAAATTCAATATGTATATCATCATTTTTCATAATAAAGAATTGTGCTAACATACCTTGAATAGTTTTCATTCGGTTTGCAATAGGTGAAATTTGGTTTTCAATAACAACATGTGTGATAGTATCAATATCTGGTAATAAATTCATCATATGTTTCATAGTTTTTCCAATATTAATTAGATCAATTTCATTGGCATTTTTCGTTTTTTTAGATATAATAGGTTGAAAGCAAATTTTGGTATAGAAATCAGTAAGTAGTTCAATTAATCCATTTTTTTTAATATTTTTGGTTTCTGGCGTTAACAGCAACATATGAGAATTACATAGAGTTGTTAATTCATCAACTTTAAGTTTTTTGATATAAGATAAATGATGTTTTTTTGTTGGTATAATCCATTGTTTATTACTTTTTGCATGTCTATCACAGAAGAATTCTTCATTTTTTATAAACTTTGCTTTATTTCCACAGGGTTTTGGTTGTATTTTTTTGGTTTTACCAGGAATCATACATGTACATGAATGTTGAATAGTATTTTCATCTGGAACCATATTCAATACATTCCAATCATGAATAATAATTGGTTTTTCCGGATTGTCTGTGTTAGATAAGATACAGTAAGCCATATTTTTAATTCCAATATCAAAACTAATAACTTTCATTATGAAATATAAATATTATTATTTTATATTTCATACGATATAACATATTTATTCTTTTTTCTCTGTTTTTTTCTCAAACCCAAGAGATCTAATTAATGTATCTTGTGTAATTGCGGGTGAAATAGTACGTGATTGTAACATTTCTCTAGATAAATAATTAGTTTTTAAATCACTGGTAGTATGTCCAAGAGTCTTTGTATTATCTTCTATAGAAGAATATACTAAAGGTGATGAAAAATACATGACCTGGTTAGATTGAATATTAGGTGCAGTGGCAAAGCGTGAATTGTAGCCAGTATCATTGGAAGATTCTCTAAAATTGTCTTGCATAACTTGAGTAGCGTTTTGTGTGAGATATTTGCGATATGCCCAATTTGACTTAATATTATTTTCTTCAATAAGTTTAGCATTTGTAACTGCATCATGTTGCCATGCTGCTGTAATGGCGCGTCCATCACTCATTAATGGCGGTACTTCTGGATATTTATTGTTAGTATAATATCCACGTGAAGATAATGGTACAGTTTCCTTAATAACTGGATATGCACATCGTATAAATTCTTGTTTAGTAGATTGCATTATAATATACACTTATAATTATATATTATATATATTTTATTTTTTTATATGAAATAATCTAAATATCGGAAGATTCAATAAGTTCAATTAATTCAGATTTTTTTAATTTACTTGGGTCACTCATAAGACCCTTTTCAATGACTAATGATTTTAATACAGGTAATGTCATTTTCTTATATACACTTTTTTTAGTATTACTATGTGAACTAGTAATAGAAGATTCATCTAAATGATTATTTTCATCTACTATTTTTTCTACAATAATTTGTGGTTCTTCATTTTCTTCAATTTGGGTGACAGGTTCATTATCTGTATCAACAATAGTATCATCTTCATTTGATTCAATTGGGTTATCAATATCCCCGTTAAGTTCTACTGAAACTAATTTAATATTATCATCCGTGTCATTATCACGTTCTGCTTCATCATCATTGACAGATTCATCATCACTGCCAGATTCATCATCACTGCCAGATTCATCATCACTGCCAGATTCATCATCATTGTCAGATTCATCATCATTGTCAGATTCATCATCACTGCCAGATTCATATTCACTATCAGAATCGGTTAAATCTTGTTCATTATCACTCAAAGAAACCAAAATTCTTTCATGATTATTGTTTATTTCTGGCATTACTTGCGGATTAGTGTTATTAATTTGTAATATATTTCGTACATGCCCCAATTCACTAGCAACACCATTGATAATTTCAAACATAGTATCACATTTATGTTCTAATGTTGAAATTCTATTTTTAAAATGATATACCAAAAAAACAACTAATAAAAAGGTAATCGCTAAACTAATTAAGAAAAATGTTTCAAGCATTCCTACAAGTTTCATTATAATAAGAATACAAATTATAAACTATTACTAAACGAATGTCTAAATTCTTTTTTTATTATATTTATTCCCATTGCTATAAAAATAAATAGTTATTATATATAAATCATGAATCAATCATTTGAAACTAGTCAAAAACCAATAACACCTACTATAGTAGATACAACTTCTAAAATTACTGAAAATTCGGGTTTGTTTAGAGGTAAAAATTTATTAATAATAATATTGTCAGGTTTATTAATTTTATCATTTTTAGGAATAAATTTATTAGCATCAATGGGAAATTTAGTTGAAATAATAAGTAATTTATTCGGGCCATTCTTTGTCCAAATATTGTCTATATTTGGATATACAGCGGGAACAGTGCTAGATAAATCAACTGATGTAGTAACAGATGTAGCTAAAACTGGTATAGATTTAGCCGGTGATACATTACAATCTGCAGCAGATTTATTAAAAGATGCAAGTCGTGATAATGTAAATGAAAAAGCATTAAATCAAATGGATAGTGTATCTTCCGGTAATATAAATTCAAATGATTCAACAAATAATTCTGTAAATAATTCTGTAAATAATTCTTCAATAGACAAAACAATAAACGAATCAAAACCAAAAATAAATATTCCCAAACCAGATAATAGTGTAGATCCTATTCAAAAACCAATAACTTCTGGAAAAACAAATTGGTGTTTAGTTGGTGAATATCAAGGAAAACGAGGTTGTATACAGGTAAATGATAACAGTAAATGTATGTCTGGTCAAGTATTTCCATCCCAACAAATGTGTATAAATCCAACCCGTACAATAATTTCACATACTCATGTACAATAATTTCATATACTCATGTAATGTAGATAAAAAATAATATAAAATGATTAATTTATACTACATATAAAAATGTTTTTATATGTAATAAAATTGGAAAGTGATAAATATTTATTGCACTGTTCAAATATATATAAAAATGAAAAAACCAAAATTATATTAGAATGTGAATTACAATATGACTACTTAAAAAAGTATAAACCCATAGATATATTAGAATCCACAACAATACATCAAAACAGTGAAATAGATTTTTATGTAAAAAAATTTATGCATTATTATGGAATAGATAATGTACGTGGTGGTTGTTATATAAAAGAAAATATGAATAATGATACAAAAAATCAAATCATAAAAGAATTTGAAATAACATTAGAAGAATATGAAATTCAGAATAATGAAGTACATAATATATTAATGGAATATAAAGACATGGATAACTGGTCATTAAATCGTATAAAAGAAGAAGTATCAAAAATAAAAACTATAAAGCAAAAGTATAATTATGAAAAATCTATGTTACATAAATTAAAATATGGAAATACAAATATTGAAATAAATCGTACATTTTTACCCGACTTACAGTGGATAAATATTCAAATATCAAAAATCGCAAGTAATATAGAAATTGATGATAAAATAAAAAAAACGTATATGGAAATAGTAAATAGAATGAAAGTATTATATAAAATATTTATAAATTATACGGATATAGATGATACATATAACCCAAAAATTCATTTATACCAACCATCTACAATTTTAGATAATGTATTTTATCATAATAAAAATATCAATAACTGGGAAGATGAATACATTAAAATAGCGAACTTTATGAATTATTATGAATATATTTATTATTGTGTAATAACTCGTATAGATGAATATACATTTGATGTCAAAACATATCCATCAAATATAGAAAATATTTGTAAATATAGAGAACGGTATTTACAAAAATATATTAATAAATTTATTCATGACCATGACGGTATAAATTTAGACATCTAGGGTCAGTCATAGCTTCACCATATTTAATGTTGAATTTTTTGGAACACATTTTAAGATGTTGAATCCATGGTAATTTTTTACCAGAAGTTTTTTTGCTTGAACGATTACGTTTTACAGTTTTATTCTTTGCGGATTTAGATCTGTAACATTTACCAGTTTTTGGTGGACAGCGTTTTGAACCGGGAGGACAACGAGGCATTATATACTATGTAAACAAATTAATAAAAAATTGATTTAACATATTACATAAATAAATTATAAAATATAATTAACAATGCCTAAACAAACACGTGAAGAATTATTTAATAATGCGTTAGCATCATTTTTGGGGGATTTTGAAGTAACAGATGGTATTAATAATAAAAGATGTATAATTACAAAATATGATTTGACAGGTAAAACCGTAAATAAAAGTTGTTGTATACAGAATTATGAACTTAAAATTCCTAATAAAATAGTATTAGGTTATCAGGATATTTATACAGTTAACCCAGAAACAGATGATATATGGGAAGATTCACAGCCAATATATGGGTTTCAAGATGTCCCGACAATACAACAATTTATTGAATCTTTTAATACGTATTTTAATAGATTTCGTTTATATATTAATCATCGGCTAGTTTCACATATATATATTTCCAATGTATGTGAAGATAAATCAATAGATAATGAAGTTTTAAAATTAAAAGTCGTTTATCATAAATCACATACCCCATTTCCGCGTCCATTAACTGAACTAGAAGAAAAAAATAAAGAAATAGATAGATTAACAGATTTAGTTGATGAATATGAAGATAATATGGATGATTTAACAGCTAATTTTAGCATAGTTCAAAAAAAATTAAATAAACTAAAAAAAGAAAATGATAAAAATACAGAACGAAATGCAATTAATTATAAGCGTACACAAAAAGTATGGAGAGAAATGTATACAAAACTAAATGAATTTCAACCGTGCCCAGTCTGCTATGAAACAATTGAACCAGATGCTTTAATTGTTCCGAATTGTACACATATGATATGTGATACTTGTGTTCGTAAATGTGATAAATGTCCATTATGTCGAGATAATTATGATGAATTTATAGAATTTGATTAATTTCCATTTCCAATAAATGTAATTATTTTATCGGGGGGTGATGATAAATTGGAAGTAATTTCACAATTTACGGGTGATTGTAACGTATAATTATCATCAATATTAACATACATAGAAAATATAGAGTTATCTTCAACAAAAGTTTTTTTATTGGTATCTTCACTTGAAGCAACAATATCTACGTTATATTTAATTCTAAAATCATAATTAAATCCTGGTGCAGTAGTTAACATAATATTATTGAAACTTAATGTACCTACATATGCTTCACTAAAATAATTATAAGTAGCTATGTCAGTTGGTTTTTTTATTGTAGTTACAATAGAATTGGTAGAATATATTGTATTAAATTTAATATCAATAAAATTGTTATTAGCAATTAGACTATTATTATAATAAACTTCAAAAGAAATTTTACTAGTATCAATGGTAGCAGTAGTAATAATATTATCATGATCACTAGTCATATTATTACCCTGTAATCTAAATATGATATGTGTTACATAATTAAATGACATAATAGGAAATTCTATTTTATTTTTAATATTTAATGATGCAATTTGGGTAAGTATAAAATCGGGTTGAGAATAATAATTAGGATTGGTAGTAAATATCCATTGAGTGCTATCTTCTGGAGCCTGTTCAGCATAAGCATTGGTGTTTTTTACAAAATTATATAATGGTATATTTCTGTCTTCTACTAAATACATAGGTGGACCAGGAATTCCTGCAGCCGTAGATAAAACCGGAATTTTATAATCATCTGGACATACAGTTCTTGATGGATTAAAATTACCTTTAAATAATTGCGATTGTATTTGTTTCTTTGTTAGTTGTGAACCTTGAGATGAACTTTTTTTATATTTTAAAATTTCGGTTTTTCTTCGCATATCTAGCTGAAATTTGGTTAAATTAGAATTAAGATATGGATTAATAGGTTCATATCTAACAGGTGGGATATTATTTGATCGGTTTTTTTTATATTGTGCACAGACTGATTTGGCGGAGCCTTCAACAGGGTCACTCATTTAAGATATATATAGAATAAATTAGAGTTTAGATGTGTACCAAGAAGTAGATAAATAATTGTAACTCTTTTGTAATTTTTGTGAATCTTCTAATGCTGTTAAATTAGGTCCAGCATTTACAATTTTTGTTATTTGGAAAATATTTAAAGCACTATCATAATATCTTAAGTTTGATAATTTTCCAGTAAATCCATTGTTTTGACAAACATGAACATCGTAAAAATTTTGGAAAGGAACATCGCTTAAATTATATCTACCGGATACAGTACCATTAATATATATATCTAAAGTAGTATTTTGTAAACGAATAATAACATTTACCCATTGTTTTAATGGAATATCATCAACTTCAATAAAATTATCATTACCACTTTCTGTTGTTGACATAATTATTTTTAAAGATGCAAAATTAGCTTTATCTTGAGGAGTAATTTGTTTAACATATAAACCTGGTGCATTATTTACTTTGGCAATACCATCCTCATTAAAATTATCTTTCTCACCTTTATGAAAAATATGTTGATATTTATCAATATCAGTTCCACTCTTTAATTCATCTATGCGTATCCATGTTGACCATGTAAATTCAATACCACTTTCTTCGTTATTAGATCTTTTAATTAATATGGACTTATTGTCTTTTGGGTCTTGTGTAATAGTTTGGGGTTCATTACCACCAATCATACCATCAATTAGATAAGGACTGTCAGAAGAACCCATAAAATATTGAATAGCTAAAATTCCTAAATTTAATAGGAATAAAAATACAATAATGACTAAAATAAGAAAGGCAAATTTGGCGATAATGGAATTTGAATCTAAAAATCCAGAAGATGCCTCAACACCAGCTTCAGCTTGTTGAGAAAATCCATCTAAACTAGAATTAACAGATTGAGAAATATTATTGAATGATTGACTAATATTATCACCTATATTTTGTACACTTTCTGGAACTTCTATACTAGTAGATGAAGGAGCAGTCGGTTGTGTATTCATAATCGTTATATAATACATGTATAAAACGATTTTGTACGAAATACCCCATTAATTAAAAAATTTTATATTTTGATTGTTCAACATTATCTTTGAGTATAGATAAGTCAATTCCATAAGAACTAACAAAATTCTTCATGTTACCTTGACCATTACCTTCATTGTATGTATCCCATACAGTTTGTGGGTCAACTGGTTTATCCCAATGTTGAAATTTGGAAATGTATGCATCAAACTCTGTTTCTCCACCAAGGACCATATCTACATCACTAGGTGTTTTTGGTGTAGATGCTGCAACTGGAGTTTTTTCACTAGCCTCATCACAAGTACCAGTACATTCTATAGTCGCGCCTGTATACATTCTACCAGATTTGACTAATTTACCATCAATATAACTATCAATATATTGATTATCTACACTAATAACGATATGAGTCCATTTTTGTATTGGGAAATTATCAGTAATTTCTAAAGTTTTAGGACTATCATTATCCAATGTAATATCACATTTTAATATTGGTGAAGTTTTTTCAAAATATAATTTAATATTTTGTTCTCTACTATAAATAGTTTTTGATGCACTTGAGTCCCATGAATGTATATAAATCCATATACCATATGCATATCTAAGACTTGTAGGACTATTGTCAATACTAATCGATGGATTTTTTGCATTTAAACTAGCGGTTTTGGTTAATTCAACAGATTTCAACAAAAAGAATTTATATAATATGTAAAAAAGTAGTATTACAACTATGGCTAAAATAATAGCTACAATATTCATTTTATATTATTGTATATATTAAATCGTTATAAATTAATTGTAGGCGGTGTTTTTTTCATAAAAATATTATACATACTTGTAATTCTATGTTTACTGATTGTTTTTGGATAATACCTAATATTGCTAATAGCACCATCTAATCCATTATTACTGCCAGTTGTAAATACGTCACTTGAACTATACTCTGGTAATTTTTGATTTAATTTGAATGTTCTTTCTAAATTACCATTCACAAATAAGTCGGCATGTGTAGAACTATAATTAAATACTAAATTATTCCAACGTTGAGCAGGTAGTTTTAATTCATAATATGGTTTAAAATCATTATCTTTAATAAGATTACCACTATCATCTTTATCCTCATTTAATGCAGTATTGTTTGTAAAATATATGCGATAAATGTCTCTTTGTTCGCTTTGGTCGCTTTGACCATCGCTATTATAATAGGTAATTCTGGGTTTTCGGTCACCATAATCAAAAATATCAGTATCTGTATTATATGGCAGTTTATTTTTACTATAAGCATTTAAATTGATCCACATAGACAAAGAATAATTCCGTCTTTGTGTATCATCAACATTACCTGCTATTTGTAAATCATCTTGGTCAGGCATAGTAGTATCAATAGCATATGTATTTTGTTTGTTTAAAAAAACACTACCTTCTAAAATAGGAATCCCTTCTTTACTAGAAATATGCATAATTATTTTGGGAAGAACAATATAGGTAAGTAATAATACTAATTCAATAAAGAATAATATTAAAGCTGGATTAGAGGTCATTTTAAATTCATTAATAATATATTTAACAAATGCAATAGCAAGACAAGGAATATAAAATAAGAAATAGATGAAAAACCCAGTCCAACCAGTCTTTGATTTTAAGTAATTACTAAATATGTAAAAGAACAAAGCTAATCCAAATATAATAGCAAGAAAAGCAACAAATCCAAATATATAATATACAATAGATGCAGTGCTAGATGTAATAGTAACAAGAATGTATATAATAATAGAAATGATAGCTATAATAGAGAAAACGGGAACTAAATAAGAGAACTGGTTTTGAAAATATTGATTTAAAAAGAAACCAATTCCTACTAAAGACGATATAATAATAATTAAAGTATTATTATCATTAGGCTCGTTCTCTGTATTCGTTTTTTGTATAGAATCATTTGTATATATAGCAGCAATCAATAATGATATAAATGATGCAATATAACTTTTATTTTTATTAATAATTTCTATTGCTTGATTAATTTCCATGTATATAAAATGATGGTAGATTAAATTATATATAAACTGAATATAAATTAATCAAAAAAGGATTTTTTCGTGTAATATATTGATACAATAATTAATAATATAGTTAATATTTTATATAACATTTGTTCACTAATATAATCATTTGTTATCAAATAAGCACCAAACAAAATACCAATTAATGAACCAAGCACAACTACACCTGAAGATAAATAATCAATATAACCTTTTTTATGATATAAATAAAATCCAGGTAAACTTTGAGGTAATAGTTGCATAAATAATCCAGCACCAACCGCGTTATTAATAGACATACCACAATATGTTAATAATGGTATAGATATTACCCCAGCACCCACACCAACTGTTCCCATAGATATACCAGCTAATGAACCTATTAAAAAATATAATATAAGTTGAATCATATATATTATATTTATAAATTTTCCATTGTCGTTTTTTTTCCATGACATTCTCTACATAATGCAACTAAATTATCAACATGATTACTGCCACCATATTCTAACCGAATTTTATGATCAACTTCAAACCATGCAGTAAGTTGACTGTGGCAGTCACCACATTTCCAATCCTGTCTAGAGGCAACAAATTTCTTTTTAGTTTCACTAACAGAACGTTTTGTAGCTTTTTTCCCCGAATTCATAATTCTATTTTCACTGTTTTGTTGTACGGGATTGTTAGGCATAGGAACAATAGGATGATTATAACTACCACCATCCATACTATTCATTTGTTGATTTGTAAAATTTTGTTTACTAGTGAAATCAAGAATGGGTGAAATCATATTAGAGGTACTTTTATCAATAGGTAAATATTTAATATAATCATTAGACGCAGTAACAATTTGTTGAGCACGTAATGGATTACGTTTAAATAAAATATAGATCATTAATGCACCGAATGCAACACCGGCCATTTGATAATATTTTTTACTAGACATTAACATTTTGGTGTATTTACCATCTGTATAAATGTTAGCAATGATAAAACCAGCAATAAGTATAATATAAAGTTCTAACCGCATTTTATATTATATAGAGAATATTTTGGTAATATTATTCATAATATAAATAGATTAAGTACAATAAAATACAGATAAAAGCCGCAAAAATATAGTGTTTTCGTGTGTTCATTTTTTCAATTAAAAATACGGGTTTTGGTTTATATGCTGACCTATATTGCGCAAGAGCTTCTGGCATAGATAGTTCTTGTTTTTCAAGTAATACATTTATTTTATTATGTATAAAATGCATCCATCTAACAAATGATTGTTTAGATGTTAAATAGGGCGTAACAGGATATTTATCTAAAAGATTGCTAAATTTGTCACCAATTTCATCAATAGGTATAAATAGTGGCATATTTTGTATTAAATCATAGTAT